TAAATATAAATTTACCAAAAAAAATAAATTAAATATTAAAATTCATACCAAAAAAGGAGGAACAAAAAGACATAAAAATAAATTATAAAAACTATAAAAAATAAACAAAGATTACAACTTAGAATTTACTATACTATAACTATATAGTATATCAATGCTATTCCGAACTATAGAACATTATGAATTTGAAATGACAAATGAGCCAATAAAAGAAGAAAATGAATGTTTCATTTGTTATGAATTATCTATAGAAAATGAAACAATGCCTATAGAATTATATAAGCAATCCGATTATATAAAAATGTGTTTTTGTAATGGTTGGATTCATAAAAAATGTTTACACTATTGGTATCAAACATCTGGAAATTGTCCCATTTGTAGAAAATTGATTGAAAAAAAACCTTCTATTGTAGAAAGTTTAAAACAAGACACCATATTTATTGTATTTCCATTATTTATTATTAAAAATGCATACAAATTGTCTAGATTTTTAACATTGTTTGCACTTTTTTATTATACAATAGATTTTTATTTGAATATATTACATAGTAAAAACACATATCACCATTCATGTATTATTTATGAAAGTTCATGTGTATTATATGAGCTAGGTATTGCAACCCCAGAAAATACGGATTAGAACAAAATATGTTACATTTCATTTTTACTCATTATATATCTTACAATGAGTAAAAACACGACATTCAATATAAAATATATCGCACAAATAGGCAACTCTTTAGGTGAAGACGCTATAGTTCGTTATGATGATACTTATAGTAGTCTAAAATGAACCCCATGTGCTATAATTAAATGGCGACACCAATATTTCATCTACTTTATTTTTCCAGTAATCTACTCTTTTTTGGAACGCAATGTCCTTGGCCGATTCTGGGTATGGAGTAGCAGTTTTCATTAACTCTTCTTCTTCATTTGTTATTTTTGGTTTATAACCATAACAATTTACACCAAATTTGACATTCGGATTTGCTATATATCCTCCATTTATTCCTGCTCTACCACAATCGTTTTCATGTCCAGGTATTTTTTGTAAATTATTATAGGTTTTTTTTTGAGTTGGAAACAATGCTAACTGATTCGCTGACCAGCCATAATTGCACCACTCGGCTCCATTATTATAGGCTTGTTCTATTTGGTCATATGATGCTAAATCAGAACCATATGCTTTACATAATGCTTTGGCGTTTTCATAATTATAATAATTTCCTGGTATGTTAAACACTTGTTTTTTAATTCTGATTTCAGGAACAGGTGCTGGTTGGTATGTGCTTTGGTCCACAACAATATCAACTGATGTTTTAGGTGTAAATAGTCCTTGAATATACGCTGTTACGTTAATACTAAAAAAATATTGAAATGCGTTAATAACAATTAGAAAAACTAATATAGCAATAATAATTACTCCTATTATAGTAGAGCCTTTATCCGAACTACCACTTTGGCTATTTCCTAAACTAGACGAATCGCCGCCAACAGATGAAAATACATAATATGAAATGATGATTATTAATAAGATAACGAAAACCATCGGATTTAAAATGTAACTATTTAAATAATTATACATATGGACTGGGTCAGTTGTTGATGTTGTATTTACTACTTCCATTTCTAATATATAAATAGCTATAAAAAATATAATTATAATATATTGTCTAAAAATTCATTGAAAAATCGTTGGATTATGTTGGATTATTATATTATATCGTCTTTTTTCTATAAAATAACACATATGCTTTTGGAGAAATTATGGATTCTGTTAAACCTACCTCAGCTACATTTGTGTCATTAAAATGATACCATTTTCCATTTGCATTTTTAACATAACATGTATAATGACCGCCCATTACACCTCCATTATGATTGCAAACGCCATATAATTCGTATTTATACATTTCTTTTTTATATCCAATTACATAATTAGACAAGTCTAAATCAAATGGAAATTGAATAAGAATTTGGTTTTTTTGAAAGCGGTTATTAAATCTTTTAAAATCTATTACTAAAATATTTGGAAAAGACCAAAACTGAATTTTTTTCCTAATATTTATTCGCTCTTTGGTAGCTTCGTTATACCAACCATTGTCACCTTCTAATACTTCTCCCTCTACGTAATGATTAAAACAATCGATGAGTGTTGGAGTCTTGTTATCAGGAGGTATAGGTAAATCAATCATAAAATACGGCTCAGGTGTTATATTCATTTGTTTTCCTGTTTCCAAATGAGTAATTTCCGAAACATGCACGGCATAAAATAAATTCCACACTTCAGAATACTCTTTGGAATACATATTTTTTATCATTTCAAAACATTGAATCGCAATTTTATCTGTTTCGTTTTGTGGGTTCCCAGAAATAGTCATTTTAATTTCTCTACATAATGCGGTGTGAAAACAATCAATTAAAAACAAAAGAAATTCTGGTAGGTCATTTTGTGAATACCCAGTAAAGATTCCCACTCCCTTTATTTGTGCTACTTTTTGAATCGTTTTAATAAATTTACCAGGTGATACAAGACAGTTTGAATTCCACATAATTTTTCGCAAGTTATCCCATTCTAATACTAATGCCGAATCGCATTTATTTTTTAATTTCCTTTTATAAGTGTCTTCTTCTAGAAAATTATTAAATTCATATGTATGAGACAAAACTTGTATACACGAATTTACGAAACAAGTGTTTCCAAGATTAGCAAGCCCACTTAATCCATTATTTTTATATTTTTCAAAATTCATAATTATAACCTATTAATTATAATAGAGTAATACATTTAAACAGATTTTTTATATATTATATTATAATACATATTATGAGTAACCATTCGAGAGAATACAATATAAGTAATGAGAACTTGTTGCTTATAGGTATATTGAACAGTATGTATAATGATAATATAAGACAAATAAATAATTTATCAGAGTCAATACATTTATTAAATGAGACGAATACTGAAATTCGTAATTTATTGACACAAATATTGTATACGAACACGACTACGAATAGGCGCAACCAATTTTATAGACCAAATTCGTCCAGATTAAATAGTTTTAGACAACAACCCATTATCGCGCCAACACATATGCGACCTAATGTAAGAAGGGTTACCGCAAATACAGGGTTTTATGATTTCCTAACAAACGAGAGTCATAGTGAAAATGACAATGAAAACGGCAATGTTTATAGAAGTAGAAATGAAGCAACAAATGTAAATAGAACAAATTTAAATGTAAATAGAAATACCGATGTCTCTCAATTTTGGCAAAATTTTTTTCAACCTATAGCCATTTTTCCTACACAAACGCAAATCGAAACGGCTACTAGAACGGTTCAATATGGGGATATTGTTTCTCCTATAAATAGAGCGTGTCCTATATCACTTGAAAATTTCAATGACACTGATATTGTAAGTGTTATTCGGTTTTGCGGTCACATATTTAGGAGGGATGAATTGAATACTTGGTTTAGGACAAATTGCAGATGTCCAGTGTGTAGATATGATATTCGAAATTATCAACCAAATATTTATACAGAAACACCAGACAATCAAACTGAATCGCGTGAATCTAATAATTCAGAAAATGTAGAAACCCAAGATGCACAAACAAATATTGAGGAAACGAATCAACCATTGTCATCTATTCGAGACGGAAATACGTCAAACTCTTCGATAGTTTTCGATATTTATTTTGACAATAATATTTTTCGTGACATATCAGGCAATTTTGCAACCAATAATACCACAGATATTTCGTTACTATCTTCTCTCCTGAATAATGCTCTAAATAATGGTAGACCGTTCCGGTAAATATTATTGTAAATTACATAAAGATAAAATTGATATAATTATTATGATGGTTAGACATCGTAATAATATAAAGGAGACAGATATGACAAATGAAGAAATTCATGAACAGCAAGACAAAGAATTATGTAAACAATCAACATTCACTTTTGATTATTTATTGCCAGATTTTTGCAGTAAAATGAATTTATATGGTTCTGCTGTATACAATTCAGTTGTTATCATAATAAATATTGCAGGGATATACGTTGCATGGATTTTGTTACACTATATAGCGTCACAATGTTATATCACATTTTGTGTTCCAAATACAGTTTATGGATTCGTAATGTCGCCATTTTTGGCACCAGCGCCTCACTGTCAAGGACTACGATGGGCTATATATAATGGTGCAAATGTTATTGGAAATATGTGGATTGTTTTAGGAACGTGGTTATGTTGTCATGTATTGCGCCTCCCAGAAAAGTAATTTAGTTATATAAAATATTTTGCAAGTGTGCAAACGATAACAGGTTTCAATAAATAAAAAATATATAGAATATTTATAATATAATTTAAAATAATATAAAAACAAGATAGTAATTACTATTATAATGACAATGTGCAATAGAAACGGAAATAGATGGTCGATTAGAGAAATTTTATCCTTACAAAGAGAGTATGAATTATTAGATTTGAGTGTTCAACAAATGGCTTCACTTCATGAGCGAACCGAAAGAGCGATTTTATGTAAATTAGAAGCGGAAGGTTTTATTAGTTCATGGGATGATGTAAAAGGTTTTGACTCTAAGAAATATCAAGACATTTGTTCAGGAGCAATTGATGAAGAGTGTAGCGAAGAAGCTTGTGACGCAGGAGATGATTCTGATTATGTAGATGAAGGTACTTATTCAGATGACGAGAGTGAAGTAGATAAACTTACCGAACGTGTATGGAATTTAGAGACTAGTGTAAAAGACATTGGAACTATGGTATCAAAAATGTTCAACAGTTGGGTTTCAAAAAAATCTACCAAAAGAGAACCATTACGAAAATATTAGACAAAATAATATAAATAAAATATAATAATATAAATAAAATATAATAATAATAATATAATAATAATAATATAATAATAATATGAATATTATATTATTTGATAAAGTATGTCTATATAATGAATATAAAGATGAAACAATTATATACGGTCAATATAAATCAAGAATAACACAAATTGATATAGAAAAGGTGATATTTTCGGCAGTTTTTAATAATGCTAGGCGAGATTTTTATATAAAAATTAAGGGCAAAATTTCTAATATTGAAACCATTATTTTTAAGAACGAAGCACATGAATTAAAACTTACAAATATTACTCTATGTTTCCCTTTTGAAAATTGCGATTTAATTTTAGACAAAAAATCTGCGATTATTAGTACCATATGTAAAAATTATTCGCATAGATTAGATGAATGGATACAATATAATTTGAAATTAGGGTTTTCAGGTATTGTTGTATTTAATAATGATGAAAATAAGTCAAACAATATAAATGAATCGTTAGAAAATTGTGTATTAGATTCGTCAATTGATGAAATATGTAGAAAGTATAAAGGTAAAGTATGGGTTGTAAATTATCCATATTCACCATTAAAAGATGAAGATTGGAACACAATACAAAGAATTTCTTTGCATATTGGCGTAAACGCATTTAGAAACAAATGTAGAAATATAGCATTGATAGATGCAGACGAATTTATTTATATACCTAAAAATCCAAAAATGGGTATAGAACAATTTCTAGAAAGTTATAGCACAATAACTATAAGAAGTAATATTTTAACAAATCAAAACAACGATGATCTACTCAATAATAATATATTACAACTGGCTAAATATGTAGGTGAAGATAAATATACTAAAACAATTTTACATACAGATAAAATTACGGAAAATGAGTTTATAAATACACCGCATCAACATAGGGCTCAACAAATACTTCCTAAGGAAGAAATAATACACTATCATTGTTGGATGAACAATAGATATAGATATAATAATTCTATGCCAAAAATAGATTTTCTACATTTCGAATAACAAAATGAAAATTTTATTCAAAAACAAAAAATAACGAAATAAAAAATTGTATTGATGCAAATACAATTTTTTATTACTAGTAAAAGGAATATGCGAATACTTATTTTACGGTAGCGAATTTCATAATACTTTGATTACCGTTTTTTTGATTATTTGTTTCCCTTAAGTATGCATCAAATAAAAGCGCCTTTATTTCTTTACACCGCAAATCTTCCACTTTTTCGTGATATTTTTCAGAATCATTACCATATTCTTTGCGCAAATTTTCTATATTTCTTTTAAATTTCATTAACTGTGGCGTGTTTTTCTTGCTTTCCCATATTTTTTCCAGAACCAGTGCAAATACTTGCTGAACTGGTTTCATAATTTGATTGGTAATATAAAAGGAATAATCTATTTTTAGTTTATTTTCTAAAATAAATGTCGGCGTCTCTATTTTCTCCCCTTGCAGTGCCTTTTTGTCTTTGGTGGAAATATATACAAAAGGAATTCTATCACCTGGTCCTGGTTTATTACCTGGGTCACGTGCAGTGATTCTATCTGCTAACACTTTGTGAGCGATGGATTGCGGATTTTTGTATCCAGACCGCAGTGATTTTGTAATAATAAGTTTATCCATGGCATACTTTTCTTCAACTATATTTTGCAAACACGATTTTAAGAAATCAATAGCCTCTTGAATATTTTGTTTCTTCATTAATATATCAATAATACCTCCATAAATATCCTTGACGATTGGCGCATTATCACGCCGTTTTAATACAATACCCATCTCTTTACGTTTGCCTTTATTGGGGTCGGTCTCATAAAGCATACCCACATATCTTTTCTTAGACAATAAACAAAACGGCATGAATGTTTTTTCATACTCTAAATCATGCGGACCTTTTAAGAATTTAGAAGCTAAATGTCCTGCTTCTTGTGCAATTTCAATCGTAATTTCAAGCGCTTCTTTGCCTCGAATCGGTTTACCGTCTGGGGTTTGTAAATTAAACGTAAAGAATACTGAGTCAGTATTATGCACAATTATATTTCCTATTCCAGCGGCGAAATGATGGTTTTCAGTTGTTAAATCATATACATAACCTTGGTATGAAATTTCACCCATTTTTTTTATAGCAAACGCATTTTTTCTTTGTTTTCCCCTAGTCATAGTGATTCTGTATATATTCGGTTTATCATTTCTAGTGTTAATTGATGTAGAATAACCTAGACTAGCGCCCAACCAACAAATATAGGACGCGCTAATCTGATTCTTTTGGTCGATTCTAGTATACCCATTTTTGTCCTTGTCTCCATCTGCATCGTATAATCCATCAAAGAATGATTGTCTAATATTAATGTTTGAATTTATTATTTCATTAGGAATTATTTTAGATTTATTATAATATAATTTTTTTCTGTATAATTTTACAAATTCAACAATAGAGCCATATTTATTGCTTCTAGGAGATATTTTATAAACTCCTGAACTTTCCAATGTTGGCATTATAACCCAATCGAAATTAGTATAAACTTTTTTACATAAATTTAAATATTTGTTTATTATTTCTATTGATGCATTATTTAATGCCCAAGATGCTTTTTTGCCAGAAAGGCACTCGTATTCTCCACAACTACCATCACCAAAGAAGAAACCCATTATCCTTGCTTCATCTTCGCTAATGACATCGTTTGTATTTTCATTTAACGGCAGTGGATTATGCAATAACTCTGAACCTTCCTGTACGTCTTTTGGAGATATTTCGTTACCGCTAGGTAACAATAGGGAATGGTCGTCGGTTACATCGACACACCCTGTATGTGTTAAAATTCGCATCATTTTTTTATGAGGAGCCAATGTATGTCTTATTACTCTGTTTAATTTTGTCCATCCTTTTTCTGTCCATGTTTCAATGCCGTCTAATTCGCATACTTCTTTTTCTTGTTTACCTAGTTCTACACATTGAACCCATTTATTATTACCATATTTTTCTGCCAATTGTTCAATGGTTACTATATCAAATATTTTATTTCCCTCTTTTTGAAGTGCTGATACATATACAGGTGTATAATTGGCAACACTGTCGCCGTATATGTATTCCGCCTTGGTCAAAACTGGACCATATTTTTCCGTTTCACATATTTTATTTCCATAACACTCTTCGATTATTTTTTTGGCATACGTCAATAATTTACGACCTGTTGCGGTGGTGCATGCCGCAATATCTTTCTCATAAAATGTGCTGGTTTTGGCTCCACATTGTCCATAAAGTGAATTGGCTGTTACTTTATAACCTAATTGCCTCTGGTCTAATACATTTTTCATGAATTCGTCGGTTTGTTGTGGAATTAACTTTCTAGTATCTTTTCTAGCTTTTAATAATTCTTTTAAAATAGATGGCATAATTCCTTCCGCTTCACCATTTTTATCTAGTAACGGTTGTGCAAAACGACACATTTTATAACCATTTAAAACTTTTTCAGCGGCAGCTTTGGGGTTCTTTCGTCGATATACATAAGTGTCATATTTAATATCTACGTATTCATAACCTGGCAAGTTATCATAAATATACACGCCGTTTTCGTCTTTTTCACCCCATTCCTCAATCAAATTTCCTGCTAAATCATATTCTAATGTCCACACCTTCGTGTCATGTGAAAGATTTTCACTAATCATTGAACTCGGATATAAAGAAGCATAATCGACACATGCAACTGGATTGTCTAGATATAAATCGCATTTAGGGTCTAATACGATAGCACCCTCATAACCCTCATCTAAATCCCCCTTTTCTATTACAGGCATTAACGTCTTTTTCTCGCGACATTTTTTCGCCACATAACTCGTTAATTTAATACCCTGACCACGCATAACAAGGAAATTTATAGGCACACTACAAATTTTCGCCATTTCAATAAACCCAGTAAGAATATCCGATTTATTAAACAAATAGTGCACTAGATTACAATCCTGAATACAGTATTTCGCTATGACCGCGCGGTCATCTGCAGTTCCATTTGTTTTCTTGAAAATTTCTTTAGGGGTAACATCATCCTTCGCCAAACACCACCTGACCTTTTTATTTATTATATCTGGATGTACGACAGCGTCAATGATAAACTTACCTTTGGACTTATCCACATAAGTAACTACATATTTGGCACCATCCGCATAATAATCTACTGAATGACCGATTTCTTCAAAATGAACATAACTGCCCACTAAAAGGCCTGTCATATTAGACGTTTTAATAATAGTTTGCTGTGACGATGCGGATGATGAATCACAATAGTCTTCTAATCCCTTTACAAAATCACCTATAAAATTACCAGCCACGTAATCCAATTTGTAGGATATTAAATTGGCTTCACGACGATAAAAGTTGTATAAATCTACCTGTAAACGACCATTCATCTTTATAAATCTCAAGTCGTGTTGACCACTTGCAATTTGCAATGTGCTTTCCTCGATTTTCCATTTACCGCTATCTTTATCTTTTACACCACAAATTTCGTCTTTGTTACGAGATAATTTTAAAAACTCTTCCACACAATTATTTTCTTCTGCACGATGAAACATAAACTGATAATCAAAACCAAATATATTATAACCAATAATAATATCAGGGTTTTCTTTTTGGACGAGTTTTTGCCACGCTAACAAGACATCGCGCTCTGTATTATAAGATTCAACGACCGAGTTTTCAATGGGCATATCTGAGCAACTATTTAAGACGATACAATGGTTAAAATGGGGGTCGGTATTGCCATAATTCATGAATGTTGAACCAATAAAGGTGCATTTATCGCCTTCCAATTTCGGAAATTTGGAATTTAATGATACATTTAATTCGCTCAGTTTACCTTCGCGTTCAAAGGTCTTATCGCAAATAATATCCACAATTGTGGCCTTTTTATTTGAATAGGTTTTTATATATTTGCGCTCTGAGCCGTCTTCTTCTTCCTCCATAGACATTCGCTCAAACAACGCCTCTAAAGTGTTTGCATTATTAAAATCATTGGTGGATTTTAAACTTCTAACTTGTGCGTCTAACCAGTTTTCGCACATTTGTTGCACATCTTCTTTAGACTTTGGCGGATTTTTGGGATACACCAAGTCAATTTGTTCCATTTGTTCATACCCAAATGCGGCCAAAATAATCCTTCGTAAAATATTTTTGCATAATTCATGAGTCAATTCCATTTTTAAAGTCTCGAAATATTCAATAATATTTGTAGCAAGCTTTTTATATGTTTTTATGGGAACTGGGAAATCACCGTGGCTACTGCTCGCTTCAATATCAAAACTCATTATTTTATAAGGCACTCTGGTTTCTTTTGTATTTAAAGGGATGATATTTTTATAATTGGTAGTTAGTTCAACATCGCAATTTACATTTTTTAGTTCGCCTGTATTTTCAAATACTGATTTTTTTGGTATAGCAATCCAACCAGACGGACTAATATCTTTTATATGGAAAAACCGCAATAAGGGCGGAATATTTGCTTCATATAATTTCATGTCTGTGTTGAGGAATCTATAACCGTTTTTTAATAAAGTATGACCATTATTGTAATCGGTATACCACAAATTTTTTGCTTTATTAAATGCGTTTAGATTGGCGAATTCAATAAATATAAATTTGTGGTCCTTACCACCATCGAAACCGTATAATTTTTTTCGTTTTACAATTTTGCATTCTGTAATGGTATCTTGATAAAATTTACCCATTTTTTCTTTTAAATGTGCAACGAATTCTTCCTTCATTTTTATCGTCCATTTATCGTTTACCATTACATAGAAGAATGGATGATACCCATCGGCGGTTAATGAATATGTTTTACCAGTTTCATCTACGCCGAACATTTGGATTCGAAAATTGTTGGTATCTCTATAAACGTTTTGTTCGTCGTCTGAAGAATCTAGGGAAGAATCCTTTGCATTATATACGTTAAAATCGAAAATTCTGAAAATGTGTTCCATTGTTAAGTTATTATAGTGATTTACATTTAATTCATTAAATAGAAATCAATTTTATATTTTTTATTTTTTTCGGCCATATTTACAGTATTGTTTTTGAGAGAAACCCTTGGGACGTCTACAATTTATGCTGCGCTTATATTTTAACGACCATTTTCTTGTGCGATTCTTTTTACCTGATTTGTTATGGTGTTTGTTTCTTCTCGTGCGTCTGCCTCCTTTAGAAGAAGGTTCTGATGTAGTTATGCTATTTTCGCCACTCTTGTTCTTCACCCATTCCACAAAGGAATCAATGGTGCGGTCCTTATTTTCTATATTACTGTCTTCATAATTTTCAACGGTTTTACCGCCATCACTAATAAATCGCATGGTTGGAAAACTTTGCGGTTTTGTTGCTAGGTTTTTTAAACCATCCGCCAAATTATTTTCTATTGCCGCAATAATAATATCATCTCTGTTTAAAAAATCCTTTGTTAAAACATGCTCCATTTTTTTCCATTCTGGACGTGTAGCATTACATGGTCCACAACCTTCCATGAAAATTAATATAAAAATTTTGTTTTTTTTATTACCTATATAATCGTCCAATAGTTCAACACGGTTTTTTCCTCCGTTTTTATAGCTGTTTTTATTTATTTCATCAAGATAAACCATTATATAATAAAAATAGAAAATAAATTATAACATTTTTATCCTTATATAATATAATATGACACTATTGACCTATTTATTTATATTAGTATTTTTAATTGGTTTATATTTTTACGCAAAAGGGAGTGACGATTCTAAATATTCAGAGGGTTTAACAAATAATTCTGCAAATGGTCCTAGATGTCCAAACTTGCTTATACAAAAAGGTTCGCGATTCTATTTATATAATTCCAAGTTAGCACAAGTTCCAGGAGTAAATCCCATCGAATTTGAAAATTTAGAAGATTATACGGAATTTTTAAATTGGCAAAGAAGTCAAAATATAAGATGTCCAGTATTATTTTTACAAGAGACATATGACGCGCAAGGCAATCGTGTTTATAAATCAAGACCCAGTGTGTCTGAACCACAAGCTGGTTTGCCTCCATCAGCTTCAGCGCCTATTGGTATCGCTTCACAAGTGCCTCCTATCATGGAAACGTCTTTAGAACCAGTAGGCGAAGAAGCTTATCCAAATCCAACCCTTTTAGTAGATGCGACTAGAAATGACCCACCATATAATCAAAACTCGTATCCTGCTTATGACCAAACTGATTATTATATTGGAACAACAACACCCTTGGATAAAATGAGTCCAACGTCTAAAGGTCAAGTAAGCCCTGACCCTATGGACCCCAATTGGGGTGGAGCAGCTTATACACAAGAATTAGTGGATAAGGGTTATTACAAAGAAAATGAAGTAAGCCTTTATATTCCATAAATCCATCTTACACTACACTACCTAGTAAAAATGTGGAGCCAAATTATAATTATTGCGAAATATATAATAATTATAATTTTATACGTTTTATTTGCTGGTATCTACAAATTTCATGACACTATTTAAAGCGGTTTTGGCTTGCTGCATTTGTCCCAATTTTTCCAATGAAGCACCAGGATTATTTGGGTCAATAGTTAGGGTTGTTTTCAACATCAAATTATTGATTAAATCATCTAAATTAAGTATTACGGTTTCGTAATCAGAACGATATTTACTAATTAAAAACGTGTCTTGTGATTTAATAGAGGCGGCTTTTATTGTTGCACCATAAGTGGCCGCATTTCCTGCAATACCATTACCACTGCCAGAGGATATTGTATTTCCTGAAGCATCCGTCATTCCTTCTCTATTACTAAAGTTGTAGTTGAAATTTCTAAATAACCAATATAAAAGTATACAAATACCAATAAATAAAAACAAATTCATCAATTCTTTCTTCATAATATATATTTTTATTTTTTCAGCAGAAATTTTACAATATTTGCTATACTTGTTTTATTTATTCGGCGTGTTTGTCCTTTTGCATTGGTTGATGTTATGTCCTTTAGACAATCATTGTTGTTTTCCAGTTCTTTTATTAAATTTTGTAGGGTTTTGAATTTTTCCATAATGGCCAATGATGTTACGCTGCTTATTCCTGGAATTTGACACAACATAATCTCTCCGATGTTTTCTGGGGTGATGTTTTCTTTTTTCACCTTTTTAATAACACTTACGTAGTCCTTGTCACTTTGTTCTTCTTTATTTGTGGCGGTTTCTTCTTTAGTGGTTTCTTCTTTTGCCTCGTTTGTTGTCGCTTCTTTAGTGGTTGATTCTTCATTCATGGATTGGGTTTCGACTACTATTGTTGGCTCATTTGTTACTTTACTGGTTTCTGGTGTCGTTCGTAAGGCATTATTATTTGTAAAAAATGCCTTCTTGGTGGGGTCTTTTTTTAATTTATAAGCCATATTACAAACGATAGTTGCGGTTTCTTCTAAAGAAAACGACCTGAATACCGAAAACCCCTTATAATAATTGAGTGAAAACATGGCTGAATACAATGTTAGTTTCTCTACGCGGTTGTCGGTTTTGAAACGATTTACTCGATTTACATCTCCTTCTATCAAATAAATAATATTGTGGTTGTGATGATTTAACCCATTTAGCCTATAAGATTGTTCTTCATAACGGCCGTCTTTGATGCTTGCCAGTAAATCCGTTACAGATTTTCTCTCTATAATCAATTTGTCTTCTTTATCGTCGCAAATAATAATGTCTCCTAGTGGCAATGTTTCGGATTTTATTATAATGTCCTTGAATATTGGAATGTTTGCGGTTAGTATATTTATTTGTTGCAAAAGGTCGTGTTCGCGTATATCAACTTTTATTATCATAAGTTATTTAATAATTTAATAATATCTTATTAAATCATTTTAGATTGTAAATATAAATCCACTTTTTAAAAAAGTGGAGCAAAACATTTTTACACTTCCACTTTTAAAAAAGTTGAGCAAAACATTGTGGAAGATTTTCGATACACTTTTGGAAAAGCGGTTTAACCCATGTTTCCACCAATTGTTGCACGATATCCAGTCTTTTGAGTTTGGACAGTTCTGTTTGGAATACAGAAAAGTGGCACTGACTGTGGTGCTCCCATTAACATAGGATTACTTGATAAAAACCAACCGACACGTGGAGCGGTGCCGCTTTTTTTGGCGCTGCCACCACATGTTGGTCTATTTGTAATTGATGCGGCGTTACGCGCTGCACGTCCACCCGAAAAATACACCATTATATATACTACAAAAATATTTTAATTTATTAAGAGTTTATGTTATTCTTTGTTTTCTTCTAAATATTTCCAAATAAATCCTCCAGATGTTTTGTTTATATTATGTATAACCGCCCAAATATTATTTTTGTGTATATTTACTTTTCTCGATGCTTCTGCAATTGATTTATGAACGTGTAATAAATTGTTATGTATGTCATATTGTCCAACGTTTCTTCCTATATTTTTATTTATCGTTATTTTTTTAGAAAAATCAATATTAGTATCGTCTGCATATTTGAAAACAAACCCACCTGCGGATTTATTGATATTTCTTAAAACACCACTAATGGTAGACTTTCCTATATTCAATTGATTTGCAGCCTCCGCTATAGAATTAAATTCATTTAATTTATTCATTTCTAAATCATATTGAACTATTTTTCTTGTATAATTATTTCCTAAACCAATTTTGTATTTATGTAGGTTATTTTCTGCGCAAGTCGTCCATTCTAAATTGGCTACACAATTATTTAATTTATTACCGTCTATGTGATTGACTTGCTCCTTGTTTTCAGGATTTTCGATAAAAGTTAATGCGATTAATCGGTGCAACGCATACGTTTTATTATAGATATATACTCTTATATAACCATTTTCGTTTACTTTATAATTATCCATAATCGTCCCAGAGTTATTTTTAAATCTTCCTAAATTAGAAACAAAATATGTTTTGTCTTTCATATCAACATTTTCTAAAACAACTTGTTTCCATATTTCATTTTCTAAAGTATTTTTGTTTTCATATTCCCATTTAAATTTATATGCTACTTTAGATAGTCCATTTACACAATTACCTATAGAATTCCGACCATTATGTACTGTTTTCGTATATCCATTTTTAAATGCCCATTCACCAGCTAGCTCTATTGAATTATATTTTTCTAATATCTCGTTACTCTCACTATCGATTCTATAAACAACCTTGTTTTTATTGCAAGTTATCTTGACTCCTTGACATCGGTGAATGTTATTTTCTCGTCTAGTCATCCACTCTAAATTCGATAAATGATTATTTAATTTATTTTTATCCTTGTGATTCACATCACTTTTATTTTCAGGATTTTCAATAAATGCCAACGCAATCAATCTGTGTACTTTAAAAATTTTCTTATTACTATCATTTACTAAACTTATGTGATAGTATCCACCTTTCACACATGGCCTTAACATTTTACCAGATTTATTGTTTTTAATATTTCCTAAATTACTAACATCGTAATTCGGAAATTCTTGGATTGGACGCCATTCTTCCATAATAGGTTATATAATATACCATCATAATATATCTCTAAGTCCCAACGCACCGAATATATATATTATGGAAACCATATAAAGTCATCCCCTTAATCTATATACAAGTTACAGATGATAGACAATAAGGAAATACTAAGAGACGACGACATTATTAAGACGGATGAAGGACTTGTTTTCAACCCCTACAATTCATTAAATATTAAGATTACATTGAGCGAAGTTCAATCTATTCTTTCTAAATATGGATTACCTACCACAGTCGACAATATGGCCCTCTATGAACGCGCCTTTGTTCATCGTTCATATACGAAGCGTCCAAATTTTGAAAATATCCAACAAAATATTACCATTGTAGAAAGACCTCCAGATTGTATGCCACTGAGTAGCAAATCAAATGAGCGTCTAGAATTTTTAGGCGATGGGGTCCTCGAATGTGTCACCAAATATTTGCTTTATAGGCGTTTTCCTAAGGCCGACGAAGGTTTTATGACTGAGAAGAAGATTGCCATTGTCAAAAACGAAGCCATTGGCAAAATTGCACTCGAAATGGGACTGCATAAATGGGTGATATTGTCTAAACACGCTGAAGAAAAAAAGATACGCACGAATTTGAAAAAACTGGGTTGCTTGTTTGAAGCCTTTATAGGAGCACTTTTCTTAGATTTCAATAAAGTGGTGGTAAAAGATGACGAAAATTGGTTTCAAACTATGTTTGTGACTGGTCCAGGCTTTCAAATGGCGCAAAAATTCATTGAAAATGTTTTCGAAAAACACATAGACTGGGTTGCTCTTATTCAAAATGACGACAATTATAAAAATATATTGCAAGTAAGGGTTCAAAAAGAATTCAAAGTAACACCACATTATCTAGAAATCGAACACGACGCCGAACTAGGATATAAAATGGGGGTATATTTGTGTTTAGGACAACAAATCTATAATTTATCGCACAGTGAAGCGGTTGATATATCATTCTTTAAAAACTTCAAGGCTATTCAAGATTTCGTTACCGAAAATGGTAAAGCATTTATATTTATGGGGGAGGGACAACATAAAATCAAACGAAAGGCCGAACAAATCGCCTGTAATGAGGCGCTCAAGTTTCTAGATATTGATGACAAATAAAACCCCTAAAATCAAATCCCATAAACTCAATACCAATAAAAACCCAAACGTTTTGATTTGTAAAAATGTAAAAATTTATATACTTAAAGTATATAAGCAATGAATCCTTTAGCCGTATTAAAAGAAAAATTAATGATAAAACCAACTGTTGAAGATAGAGAACGAGTTGCTGTTGTTATAAAAGGAGTCAAAAAACATAGAAAACCTATTGCACCAAAGAAGGAAGAGGCGCCTACATTACCCTTGGGTGAACCAGCAGAAATAGAAACCATCGCTGAAAAAAAAGCACCCTTGATTGTAGACGAAACGCAAAAAGGGTTTGACCGCGCAACTCTTAAAGAAAAACTTATAGAAAATAAAAAACTTAAGGTCACTATGAAGGAGACGTTAAAGGTATCGGAAGACAAAAAAACATCCGCTCCAATTCCTATATCCGCTCCAGCAAAAAAGATACAAAAAATAGATGTGCAAATGCCACTTATTATTGAAGGCGATGAAGAGGAAGAACAGGCAGAACCAGATAAAAAGGAAGAAAACAAATACGATGTCTTTAAAGAAACCACCGAATTTATCCCCATTAAAACGCCAGCCAAAAAGCAACGTCTTACACCCAAATTAGAAAAAGGGGTCGCCATTTTAGGTCCTGAAACTCTGGTGGAAATCGGCGATACTGCCCTGCAAAGTCGCATGCCTAAAAAGTCGCCTCCTGTTCTTATCAAGGTATCCAGTTATTATATGAACAATAGAGAGATTTTCGTCAACTTTATTAACTCGCTTTTCGAGCCGTATCGTAAGGAATTGGCGGAAAACACCGAAGGCATATCGTGTGATACCATTGGTAAGACCAGCACCCAGTTCAATTTATTAACCCATCAAAAAATCGTGCGTGATTACATGAATTTATATACCCCTTATCGCGGTTTGCTCTTGTATCACGGTTTAGGGTCTGGTAAATGTCACGCAAAAGATACACCCATTATGATGTCAGATGGAACAATCAAAATGGTTCAAGACATTCAAGTGGGGGATTTATTAATGGGCGATGATTCAAAGCCACGTAAAGTTATGTCTTTAGCGAGAGGTAAGGATAAAATGTATGATATTATACCTATTAAAGGTGAAAAATATACTGTAAATGAAGAACATATTCTTTGTTTAAAGGCCTCTGGGTTTCCAAAAATTAGTGCAAATAATCACACTGCGAATACAAACTTCAATATTCAATGGATAGAAAATAATAAATTCCAATCAAAAACATTTACCTATAATAATGCTGAACAAAAGGAAAAACAGCGTTTAGAAGCAGAACTCTTTTTTGATAATATAAAAAGAAATCAAAATACATGCGAAAATATATTAGAAATTTCAATTAAAAATTACTTGAATCTATCCAAAAAACTAAAAGACTGTCTAAAGGGTTACAAAGTTGCTATCGATTTTCCTGAAAAGGAAGTGCCTATTGACCCATATCTAATTGGTTATTGTTTAGGAGGAAGTACATCAGATAATAAGCACATCCCATTACTCTATAAGTGCAATTCGCGAAAAAATAGACTAAATTTATTAGCTGGTTTGTTGGACGGAAATGAAGCAAAGTCATTTGAATTTACACAAAAATGTGAAAAACTATTGGACGATGTTATTTATCTATCTAGAAGTTTAGGTTTTTCTTGCTATAAAAAAACAGGTAAAATGCATACTATTTCTATAAATGGAAACGGAAACGATATTGAAGAAATACCTAGGAAACTCCGTGGTCGTAGTTTGGCTCCACCTTTGAAAAAGGTGGATAAAGACGTATTAGTAACTGGAATAACTGTTAAATATGTGAAAGAAGATGAATATTATGGTTTTATGATTGACGAAAATTGCAGATATGTAATGGGCGATTTTACTGTAACTCATAATACTGCAACTTCGATTGCCATCGCCGAAGGTATGAAGGACTCCAAACGAGTTATCATCATGACACCTGCTTCACTACGCGCTAACTATATAGAAGAATTAAAGAAGGCTGGTGATTTGCTCTATAAAAGAAACCAATTTTGGGAATGGATTTCCACCGTTGATAATCCAGAGGCTTTAACCACCATTTCCGCTTTATTAAATTTGCCGCAAGAATATATTCGCCGTCATAATGGCGCCTTTTTTATTAATGTTAAAAAACGTTCTAATTATGATGACCTGAGTGATACCAATAAAAAGGTTCTAGAAGAGCAATTGAACGAAATGATTAAACAAAAATACACTTTTATTAATTATAATGGGTTGCGTGCGCAGCGGTTGTCCGAAATGACTTCTAAATTTACACGCAATATCTTTGATAATGCAGTGGTTATTATCGACGAAGCGCACAATTTAATTAGTAGAATTGTGAATAAATTGAAGAAAGAAAAACCCATTTCTGGTGAAGAAAAGAGGAAAAAAGATAAAAAAGGTAAAGGCGAAGGTAACGACGGTAAAGAAGGCAACGACGACGGTAAAGAAGGTAACGACGTAGAGGAAAGTTTGTTTGGTGAACAGACTCCAATCAATTTGGCTACTAAATTATATTATATGTTATTGCGAGCCAAAAATGCACGTATTGTTTTATTATCTGGTACCCCAGTCATCAACTATCCCAACGAATTCGCTATTCTTTTTAATATTTTGCGCGGTTATATTAAAACATGGCGCATCCCTTTAGTGGTAAATACGAATAAAAAAATAGACCAACATAGTTTACATGAGATGTTGTTAGGCGAGAAATCCATGGATTATTTGGATTATTCACCCTCGAGCAAAATCTTAACCATTACTAGAAATCCATTTGGCTTTAAAAATAAGATTAAAAAAGAGTCTGGCTATCAAGGTGTGTCTAATATTAAAAAGGATGAACGCGGCGAATCCACTATTGATTCGGACTTTATTTCAGACGACGATTTTGAACGGAAAATAATAAGTATTTTAAAAAGAAACGACATTGAAGTTGTTGCACAAGGTATCGAGGTTATAAATAAAAAGGCACTGCCTGACGATTTAAATAGCTTTTTGGCGCGTTACATTAATGATAGCGATAAGAAACTTAAAAATCAGGATGCATTGAAGCGACGTATATTAGGTTTATCTTCTTATTTCAGAAGTGCGCAAGAGAGTTTATTGCCCAAATATAATAAACAACTAGGAGTGGATTATCACATTGTCAAAATCCCTATGAGCGATACGCAGTTTAAAGTGTATGAAAGTGCGCGTAAAAAGGAGCGCGAAATCGAGTCCAAACGACGACCACCTTCGGATACCGCTGAATTGTTTAAAGAAAAATCATCTACCTATCGTATTTTTTCGCGTTTATTTTGTAACTTTATTATACCTGATAGACCGATTCCAGAGACTGGTGGAAAAAAGAAAAAGGGGGAAGACGAAGGCGACGGAAAAGACGAAGGCGACGGAAAAGACGAAGGTGACGACGGAAAAGAAGGCGACGAAAAAGAAGAAGACGTTTCGGAAATGGCCAAAATTATAAAAGAAGGCCTCAAAAGAGAGGCAAAACAAGATGTGCAAGATGACCGCGAAGGTGAAATCGAGGGCGACGAAATCCTGGAATCCATCGGTGGGGTCAATTATAAAGAACGCCTCGACCGAGCCATTAAAAATATTGAAGAACATTCGAACGATTTTTTGACGCCTGAGGCATTGCAAACCTATAGTCCTAAATTTTTGCATATACTAGAGAATATCCAAGATAAAGACCACCAAGGTTTACATTTAGTGTATACTCAATTTAGAACCGCGGAAGGTATTGGCCTCTTTAGTTTGGTGCTAGAAAAGAACGGTTTCACCAGATTTAAAATTAAAAAGACCCATTTGAACGTATGGGAAATTGATATTTCAGAAGCGGATGAAGGCAAACCCACGTATGCTTTATATACTGGCACAGAAACCAGTGAAGAAAAAGAAATGATTCGGCATATTTATAATGGCGAATGGGACGATATTCCAGACAGCATCGGAAATGTGTTGAAAGCGAAATACCGCAATAACAATATGGGCGAGGTGATTAAAGTCTTTATGATTACATCGTCTGGTTCGGAAGGTATTAACTTGCGGAATACACGTTATGTTCATATTATGGAGCCCTATTGGCATCCAGTTCGTCTAGAACAAGTTATTGGACGCGCCAGACGTATTTGCAGTCATAAAGATTTGCCAAAAGCGCTGCAAACGGTGGAGGTCTTTGTTTATTTGATGACCTTTTCCGAGGCACAATTGAAAACCGATGATGCGATTGAATTAAAAAGAAAAGATTTGAGTAAGGCGGTTCCCAAGGTGCCCATTACCAGTGACCAATATTTATACGAAATATCGGAAATCAAATCGAATGTTACGGCGCAACTCACCGACGCTATTAAAGAATCCGCGTTTGATTGTTATATTTATGGTAATGGTAAGTGTGTGAATTTCGGCGACCCTACCAATGATAAATTTTCTTATGTGCCTGATTTTGCGGAACAACAAAACGATGCTACCGTGCAGGCGAATAAGGTGGCGGTTGAATGGACTGGTAAACCTATTACGATTAATGGGGTGGAATATATATATAGACGTGTGGGTAAAGATGTAATGGACTTGTATGATAAGGAAATTTATAAAAAGGCGCTGGTAGACGCGTCGATTGTGCCATTAAAGGTGGGGACGTACGAGATTAATGAACGCGGCGAAAAAGTGTTGAAATTATTGGTGACGTAATCATACATTACGCGTGGTAGGATATAATACATTATAGGAGCGCAATATAATGTATTAGTAGCATAAAGAAATAATGGCTTCTATGAGCGTTCGCTCTTCTTCGCTTAGATTATTTATACCTTCACTTACGGATGCGAGTGATTTGATATAACATAGTTCGTATAAATTTCTAAATTTTTCCAATATTTTTGGCAATTTTTTTTCTTTGAAGATTACCATTCGTAGTCCAGTATTTCGGATACGAATATTATAATTGTAATTTGTGGCAAAAATCGGTAATACGTATAGAAAATGTAAGAATAAAATATAGGCGGCGAATTGCATTATACGTTATATAATATAGAGACTTTTATTTATTTTGTTTTAGTAAATCAATTATAATATCCATTTTTTGGTTTAGATGGGCGATTTCTTTCTCTATATGGGTAATTCGGTTTTCATTGGTATTCGATGGTTCGCTGCTGCTGTTTACCTTTTTCAATTTTTTGAAAATATTTTCTTCTTGTTCGTCTTTTATATCGTTTGGGGTGCTTTCAATGTCCCACGTCACGGTTTTTTTGGGTGAACTAGGTTCTTCTATATTTAAAAATTTAAATCGTTTTTGGTTTGATGTGGGCGATGAATTCGTTTCTGCGGATGTTTGAGGCATAAATTTTTCCGTTTTGATGGAGGTTTCTTGGGGTTTTAACCAGTTGTTATTTGAATTATTATTGTTATTATTGAATTCTAGATGACTACGATTGATTTGCTCCACTTCATAATTTCTTTTGGCGGTCATTTCTTTAATCATTTTATCCATTTCGGAAATAGGTGTATCTTCATAGTGGTCGGCAAAAACTGGCACTTCTGGAACTGGTAATGTCATTGAATTTGTAAATTCTTCTTGCAGCTTGCCTAGGTCTTTTTCGAATTGCGATTTGCGGTCATTTTGAATTTCTTCGTAGGTAATGAGTTCCTTTACAGGGGCTTCTTCATATATTTTTATTTTATTGTGTTTTTGCTGAGCAAAGTTGTTTTTGATATAATTTAATATGAGAATAATGTATTTTTTATTCATTTCAACCAAATTATTTGTCTTGGGTTTCTCGTTTTCAAAAAAGCCTTTTATGTTGTTGGAAAACACTTGTAAAATTTGGCTTTGGATGTCTCGATTTAATGTTTTAAATAGGTCTTCGTCACTGATAACATCCCATAGAGTATTTACGTTTTCTTTGTGTAAAAAGTTGCTATGATTCATGAATATATATATACAATGAACTATTTTTATATTCTTTTATCCACCTTTATCCACCTTTATCCACCTTTAAAAAAGGTGGAGCCAAATCTATTCTACTTTTAATCCACTTTTGGGAAACCAAGGGTGCTTCGCTGAAAGTGTATCAAAACACATAAATTATAATCATTTTATTCAATAATTATAATTTTCCTCTTACTTCGTTACAACCTTTAGCGAAGCTTTGGCTCCACCTTCAGCGAAGCTTTGGCTCCACCTTCAGCGAAGCTTTGGCTCCACCTTCAGCGAAGCTTTGGCTCCACCTTCAGCGAAGCTTTGGCTCCACCTTTTCTAAAGGTGGATAAAGGTGGATTAACGGCGAAGTCTTTGTTCTTTATCGCACTTATTGAACAATGCAATCATTTTGCCATGATGTGCTGCGTCAACATTCTTCAAGATGCGATACAACTTGGCTACCTTGTGTTCTGGATGTAATGTTTCTACAATTAAATTATTGACTTGCATTTTTTCGTGCTCTTCCAATAATACGTTGTATAATACTTGTCCGTTGTATGGCACATGGGTAATATTGCAATTGTCTACCAAGTGCTTTGCCTTGACCATTTGGCCTTGGAAGAACACTTTGTGGTTTTGACTGATAAATGTGGTTTTTTCTGGGTAGTTACGTCCTAAAGCGTGTTTGGCAATACGAACCAAGTTCTTATCATGTGCAACGGTCTTGGTAATAGCCACGATTTTCTTGTTGCGAATGGTGTGAACCGCAGGGTCAATGTCTTCAATATTGACTGGTCCTTGATTTGTTAACACTGGTGTTTTGACAGGGAAACAAACGTTACTGGATGGTGTTGATACTGTTTTACAATAGTCCGCATAAGTAGTAGCGTCATAAATATTTGCAATGGTAGATACTAATGTTCCAGCGGATAGATTACTTAATGTTCCAGAACCACTTGTCATTGCAACTGTATTGGTTGTCCATGTAACACCACTGTCTGTAGAAGTATATACATACACGCTGGATAAATTAGTGTCAGCGCTAATCGATACACTTGAAGTGGTGGCACTGTCAATGGTAGGAATAGGATAAGCACTTCTTCCTTCCACGGTTCCAGACCATCCAGACCATCCAGTCGCACCATCTACGTAATACAATGTCACCGAATTGGTGCCGCTAAATGTACTAGCACTTATGCCACTAGGGTAATCGCCCAAGAAATACATGCTGGTTAAGGTATTACCGCAGCTGGAAAACGCGCTAGTACCCATGGTGGTTAGACCAGAGCCGATGGTTACGGCTGTCATAGCGGAACACAGATAAAACGCGCTAGCACCTATCGATGTGACTGCATCTGGGATGGTGACGGCTGTCATAGCGGAACACTGATAAAACGCGCTAACACCTATCGATGTGACTGCATCTGGGATGGTAACGGCTGTCAGAGCTAAACACGAATAAAACGCATAATAACCTATCGATGTGACTGAATAATTATTATAATTTGTTGGTATGGTGATTGAAGTTGCATTACGTGGAACCCACACAATAGATGCATCCGAACCGCTTATTTGGTATACTTCACCACTAGAACCATTAAAGAAAGTAGTATTACCACTATTGATAGACATCGTGGTTATACTAGATAACGATGTAAAATACGAAATACTAGTTAGACCAGAGCCGATGGTCACGGCTGTCAGAGCGGAACACGAATGAAACGCGCCACTACCTATCGATGTGACTGCATCTGGGATGGTGACGGAACTCAGATTGGAACACGAAATAAACGCATAATCACCTATATATGTGACACTTGAACCAATGGTCACGGAAGTCAGAGCGGAACAATTTCCAAACGCGGAATCAGTAGGCGTAACACTAGAAATGATGGTCACTGTGTCTGGGATGACGATAGACGCTAGATAAGATGAATTTATAAACGCAGAAGTACCAATCGATGACACTGTATATGATGTTCCATTATCAGTAATAGTTGAAGGTATAATTACGTTGGTAAGAGTACCTAAAGTGTTTCCAGTAACACTTGCGGTGTTCGAACTATTCAAAGAATAGATAACGTTGTCAATTGTAACGGTTGACATTATAAAATAATACTATATATTAATTTATACCAAAAAAATAATTCCATCCACCTTTAAAAACCAAGGGTGCTTCGCTGAAGGTGGAGCCAAACACATACCCACTTTTAATACACCTTTTCCAAAGGTCCAAAGGGACTTCCGCGAAGCTTTGGATGCACCTTCAGCGAAGCACCCTTGGTTTCTAAAGGTGGATAAAGGTGGATTAGAGCGAATCGTTAAAATAAACGCGTCGAAATTTATTCATGTATTCATCCTTTAAAATATGTGTTTTCAAATAATGCTCAGTCATTTTATCTTCTAGCATATGCACTATAAAAAACAATGAATATATTCCGCATTCGGTATTGCCATATTGATGTTCTATGCCTTCATTGCTATCAAACTTGAATTTTATTTTTTTCTCTAAATTCAGTCCTTGTTCTTGAATGCGCTCCACCAATTTCATTATTTCACGCGGAGCCTTATCACCAGTGCTATCAAAGAAAAATATTTTCTTCTTTTTGATATTAATAAACATCGATATCCAGTGTTGGCCTGGTTTATAATGAGGGTCCGTATTGAATATAATACCAATCTTGGTTTTACCGTTTTTTATTTGTTCTTTAATACTAAAATTACACAATTCGTCCCACACACATTCGCCATATAGTTTTCTGGTGTCAAAATCGATGGGGGTGGGGCCTATAAAATCGAAACATTTGTAGGCCTTTTCATATTGTTTCATTACATTCATAATATCAATACTAGATAACCATTCATTCGGATTTTTTTTCCATTCTGGCGGCGATTCTGGCGCAAATGAGTCGGCCATATCACTTTCCACTGGTCCAAACTCCGCCTTTTGTTTTAACCAACACGATTCTTTATTACAAACGCCGCTTAAATGTTCGCTTATTTGACGATGAATCTCTTTCGGAGAGTTGGTTTTGATTTTGCCGTCTGGATGTCTAGCATTCCACAAGTCGCGCAATTTATATAATGACTTGTTGGTATAACAGGTAAACTCGTTAATTTCACCTTTGGGCTTGGGACTGCAATTGACTTTTACCAGTGCCCTACTATTGTGTTTTCTTGTTTTGCTAGATTTTTTTATATTATACGTATTATTTGATTTGTGCCTTTTTTGTGTTTTTGTCTTCATAAATATTGGTGATATTATTTTTATTTCCATTTTTTATCATTTCCACCATTTCATTTTACGCCCTTAAGTTTCAGTTCTGGGTTCTGTAAATTTATCACTTTTTGTTGCGGTAAAATTATTTTTTCAGATGGTTTTGTGCTTTTCCGCTTCACATATTTATCCAGAGTAGGCACATCTAGTTTTATTGAACGCATCAACAAGGAATCCGCGTTATAATCTCCTAAACTAACCGTAGGGATTTCACTACTACTTGCATCGAGAGAAAAATCGAGCCCATTGTATTCGGATTGTATTGCATCATTGCTATCAACCGTTTTGAAGTATTGGATGGCATTTTTGACAAAAGTCTCGTAAGCGTATTTGACATCTGGTGCTAAATCTTTGGGTGGTTTTCCATTGATGATATTGGTGAATAAATGATGAATACGTTTGCGATAAAATTTGCGGTCTTCTTTGTTTATTTGGGTTATTTGTTTATTTCGTAAATGTTTGTTGAAGATGTCTTTATTGAGCAGACAGTCTAACGTAATCTGATTTAGGAGGGATTCGGACATATATGTTACTACCATAAAAATTTTCACCGAAAAACCTACCATTGCTATACGGTTTCACTACAAAATGTAGGAGAATTCGGTTTTTCAGTGATTTTTCAGTCCCTTCACATGTAGGTAGCGTTGAAAAATTTGGGGAAGACTTTTTTGGAAAATCCGTTTTTGGACATTTTTTTTGTCCATTTTTGAAAACCCAAAATACTTTATGCCAAATTAAAACGTGAGACCATATTTGAAATTTATGGTGTGGCGATAGAAAAAATATTTTTCATTTTGTGACGATAAATTTTTTTATTTTTGGGGCAAATATTTAGGAGATTTATTTTGTTCTAATATATTAGAACGATTTAGAATGAATTTGTCGCCGAAAATCGCCTTAAAATTTGTATGCATCCCATGTCATTATACATGCAGCAAACAGTTTGATTATAATAAACATTTATTAACAGCAAAACATAAAAATAGAACGATTTTGAATGATTTAGAACAAAATGTCGAAAAAAGTAGCAAAAAGTATACTTGTTCAAATTGCCATAAAAACTATAATGCAAGAAATAGTTTATGGTATCATCAAAAAACATGTAAAGTAGAAGAAAAATCTAATAATCTGGTAGTTAAAGAAGATACTACTGATAAAGACCAGCTTATTTTAATGTTAATAAAACAAAATTCAGCTCTGATAAAAGAAACATCTGATTTTAAAAATCTAATGGTAGAACAGCAAAATATGATGATGGAAGTAATAAAAAATGGAACTAATATCAATAATAGTATCAATCATACCAATTCACATAACAAAGCATTTAACTTGAACTTCTTCTTAAATGAGACCTGCAAGGATGCCATGAATATTAATGATTTTGTAGAATCCATCAAGTTGCAGGTGAGTGACCTAGAAAATGTCGGAGAACTCGGTTTTGTAGAAGGTATTTCGAACATTATTGTGAAAAACCTGAATGCACTCGATATAACCAAACGTCCCATTCATTGCACCGACAAAAAGAGAGAAACCATTTATATTAAAGATGAAAATATATGGGAAAAAGATGAAGACCAAAGCAAGATGCGTAAGGCTATTAAAAAAGTGGTCACCAAGAATATGCGATTAATACCAAAATTCAGGGAGAAATATCCTGACTATAATAAATCCTCTTCCAAAACTTCAGATAGATACAATAAGCTCATTATTGAATCCATGGGTGGCTCTGGGGATAACGACGCGGAAAAAGAGGATAAGATAATTCGCAATATTGTGAAGAACGTGGTGATAGAAAAGTAAGTAAAACGTAATATTTTATGACATGATATAAAATATTACTTCTAATATGCAGTTGAATTAGCATTTGTCCTTGGTTAAATCGCGCACTTGAGCACGTGTATTATTATAAAATATACCAGAACCGACAATTTTGGAATCAGGGTTTGGGTCAAAACTCGAAAAACTATCGTTTTGAAATAACAATTCATGTGGATTTGTTTGAGTAACAGTCTTAAATTTATAATTATATAAATCACTACTACTCTTTGGAACATAAACCGATTGACTGCATTTTTGTAGAGCATATATTTGGTTCCGCAATTCCGATTCTACATTTATATTAGAAGCAAAACCAGACCATGGCGCCATAGAATTACCAGGGTTAAATGTTTGATGAACATTATACGTGGGCATTTGTATCAATGGCACACTAATTGCCTTACGTGGGTCCACCACTGGGAAATACGAATATTTGGTCATAACTGGTCGCACATCTAAATAAGGTTGCAACATATGAGACGGAATATTTCTGTCATAAATTCTGGTATTAGTTTCTTCATGTATTTTTGAGTTACAAATGGGTTGGTTGTCTGGATGATTCATTGATATACATATATATTATTTTATTTGCCTTATAACAAAATACAAAGAGCAAATAATACAATAAAAATTATATTAAAGGAATACACATATAATATTATAGATAAATGTGCGGAATATTTGCTCTCCTAAATAGTAATAATATAAATACAGATGTTATTCACAATGAATTTGTAAAGGGCCGAGGTCGCGGTCCAGAATTCTCTAAATTAGACAATAGTTATATGAAAATGACACTGGGTTTCCATCGTTTGGCAATTAATGGTTTAAACAATGCATCCAATCAACCATTAGTTATGAATGATGTCGTTTTGATATGTAATGGAGAAATTTATAACTACAAACAATTATATAAATATATGAATGTAGAACCTACCACTGGTTCCGACTGCGAAGTCATAATTCATTTATATCTTGCCTACGGAATAGAACAAACCCTAAATATGTTAGACGGCGTGTATGCATTTATTTTATACGATAATCGCATTAAAGAAGACCTCCAAAATAAGGTATATATTGCACGCGACCCACTCGGTGTAAGGCCATTGTATTATTTAAAGAACAATAAACAAAACAGACAATTACAATTATTCGGTTTCGCCTCAGAACTGAAATGTTTGTCCGAATTTTACAATATGAATCCACAATTTTATTCGATAGAACAATTCAAACCAGGAACGTACAGTGTATTCAATCATGGCAATATGGTTGATTCCATTTGGGAACCAGAAAAGGAAAGCGTTGCCTATTATATTCCCTCTTTCTCACATACTTGGCGAATAGATGGTGAGACGAAAGATATCCTCATGGATAGCATATATTCAAAAATATCGACGTACTTGAACACCGCCGTTACGAAAAGATGTCTTACTACGGAAAGACCTATTGCTTGTCTCTTGTCTGGTGGTCTCGATAGCAGTCTCATTGCAGCACTAGTAAACAATTTTTATAACCATTATCAATTACCCAATAAATTAGAAACCTATAGTATTGGTCTACACGGCTCAGAGGATTTAAAATATGCGCGCATTGTAGCCGATTACTTAGGGACAAATCATACCGAAATCGTGGTTACCGAGCAGGAAATGTTTGAAGCGATTCCAGAAGTTATTAGGACCATAGAGAGCTACGACACTACTACGGTGAGAGCAAGTATTGGAAATTATTTATTGGGCAAATATATTGCGGCAAACTCACAGGCGAAGGTGATTTTTAATGGCGACGGTTCCGATGAATTATTGGGAGGATATTTATATATGAACAAATGTCCAGATGACATTGAATTTGATAAGGAAACGCGGCGCTTGTTAAAAGATATTCATTTGTTCGATGTTTTACGCTCGGATAAATCCATTTCATCACACGGACTTGAACCACGTACCCCCTTTTTGGACCGCAGTTTTGTAAATTTCATACTTTCCATACCACCTTATTTTAGAAATCATAAAAATATGAAAGCTATAAACGAGACCTATAACATGTTTGATGACGAATTTACTGATTACACTTCTATTGAAAAATTTGTTTTAAGATATAGTTTTTCACATGCCAAATTTGTTGACTATAGCGGAAAACAAATATTACCATCGGAAATTTTATGGAGAAAAAAGGAGGCGTTTAGCGATGGTGTCAGCTGTAGAGGTCGTTCGTTATATCAAATTTTACAAGAATATATTGCAATGCATATGAACATGGAAGAAAAAACAGATACCTATCAACCCAGCATTGAAACCGAAAAACGCTATTATAAAAATATTTTTGACGCTGCGTATCCAAATGCAGGCCATATTTTACCGTATTTTTGGATGCCAAAATATACCGATGCGCAGGACCCTAGCGCGAGAACATTAACATTTTACGATAAAGAAGTGTAAAATAGCATACTAAATGCGACCCCAAATAAAATACCATAAATACCATAAATACCATAAATACCATAAATACCATAAATACCATAAATACCATACGTATAAAAAATATCATAACTATATATATGATATTTTTACACAAATTAAATGAGCTTCAAGAAAGGATATTTGATATTTTTATAACAGTTTCGTATATTTTAATTTTTGCTTCTTTCTTTGGATTCTCAACTTCAGCTCCCCAATATTTAGATAACTTGGATTATTATGTTAGAATATATATTTGTTTATTTTTATTGTGGCGGTTTAATCCTTTCAGAAAAATAGACGCCTTTACAAATTTAGATAGAAAGATTGTATTCAGCGCAGGGTTGTTTATTTTAACCACGACCGCATTAAATGATTATGTAATTAGTGTCAAAGAAAAAGTAAAAACACAACTAAACATCTAAACCCACTAATTATCATGTTTTCGACAAGTCTTCCTTTTTCCGCATCGTTTTGGTTTATTTTTTTGCGTTCTAGACTTTCTAGATTTGTTAAAAAAGTAATGTAAATGTGCAATAATTTGTTTACCTAAAATTTTATCAATTTCATATTCATTTGAATCTTTATTTATATATTCGTAATCATATAGTTTTATGTGGTTCATCATTTTTTCTTCAAAATCGGCATCTATAGTCGCATCTAGTATTTTCTGTCCAACGGCACTTTCTTTAAATTTTTGTATCATATAATCCATTTTCAGGTCATGGTAATACGGTTTCACATTTATATAATAGATGTTATCATTGGTCATTTCAGGGTAAAAAGTGTCGTCTAAAAAACATATTTCGGCACTAGCAGGTATTTTGGTGCATTTTATCAAATCCTTATGGGTTTTCGTGTGAGTGGTTCTGCATATTTCAACGGTTTTACCGTTTACTTTAAAAGCCGCTATTAATTGGTCTATTAATTTATAATCCAGTTTTTTTTCAAAATATTTTATAATATGTTGAGACCATTCACGCGGTCCAGTATTATTGGTATATATCATCATTTTATGACAACAATTCGACTGTTTTTTCCCTTTTAAATAAGTTAAAATATTTATTATATTTGGTCGTAAAAATTCTGGATACAAATCTAATATATCGTCAAAATCGTTTTGTGTTAAAGGTGGTTTGTCTTTTTTTTTTACATAATGTGCCAGACTATCCCAAAATATGCCATATTCGGTAAAATAGCCTAGTGTTTCGTCTAAATCAAATACTACAATTTTCATTCCTAATATATGTCAAGTTTTTAGATTTTACCATTTTTCTTATTTTGTTTTTATCTCTTTTATTTTGTATGGAAAAAAATACATAAAAAGAACTTCATAATATCATATATAGTATGTTTTCTAAACGATTATTTCAATTATCGTCTGATATAGCAACAAGACATTTTTCCAACGTTTCATTCGCCAATTCTACTGCAAGTAGTGTGTTCAAAAAATCGTGTTATTATAAAGTTGATTTCAAAATCAACGAGGAACAACCTTTGAAGGAGGCCATTACACGTTTTACCGTTTTTAACGTAGGATGTTTAGCGGTTACCGATAAAAACGAATCCTTAGTCGGCGTGTTATCACAACGAGATTATATCAATAAAGTCGCCGCACTAAACAAGACCTATGATAACTTAAAAGTGAAGGATATTTGCACGTACGGAAATAATGTAATCGTTGCTAAAAAGGACGACTCCTTAGAATCATGCATGAATAAAATGACCTTCAAAAATATTCATCATTTATTGATTGTAGACGAGAAAAATCCTAAATTTATTGGTATGATTTCGATGAAAGACGTGATTAAGGATATTATGAAGGATAAAGAAGAAGTCATTACGCGCCTTACCGATTTCAATATAGGAAGGGGTGCTTTTTTTGGAAGCGAATAAATCGACCAAAATATAATATTCACTAATATTAGTAATATCACCAACACTTATGACTGAATTGTCAAATAATGATTATAAAAAAATTTTAGCCTATTATAAAACACCTATACCACATTCCAAACGGCTACTCAAAATGCAGGCGGAACAATTATTGACTACTAAATTATGTCGATGTATAAAAAAAGTAGATAAACTACATGAAGCGCGTGCTATTGGAATATGCACCAAAACAATCATAAACAGTAAAGGTTTTACGCGTGGGAAATTCAAATGCAAAGGGAATGGGACTATCAAATTAAAGAAAACTAGGAAAAATAGTACACGTAGAAAGGATAAGAAGTAGAAAGCGTGTAAAATAGATAAAATAGATAAAAAAGTATATACGGTTATAACTATATACTTTTTCCAATAAAAGATGGCCTTGTAGAATTGTATTTACTGTATTTTTTGTTGATTTATTTTGTGCATAATGTATATGACGAAACAATATGACATTATTATTATTGGAAGTGGTATGGCTGGGTTATATAGCGCTTACAATATACAAAAAATAGCTCCAGAAACCACGTTCTTAATTCTAGAAAAATATAAAAGACAATGGTTAGGTGGTCGCACCAGTAATGAAACTTTTTACGGCACCGAAGTTGTTACAGGCGCTGGAGTTGGCAGGCAGGACACGAACCCCCTTTTGATTCAATTGATGAATGAAATAGGGGTCAAATACAACAAATTCGATTCCATAATGAATTATTCGCCACTCTTTACTCCTGTTGACATTGTCACTTTCGTCAATAAATTAAAATCCGTGCTTAAAAAACAGCCAGAGTTGAAGGAGAAAACTTTTAAGGATGCATTCATTCAAATATTCGGAGAGAAGTTGTATAAACAATTCGCCATTTCCGCTGGATATACTGATTATGAAAAGGCGGACTTGGTCGAAACCCTTTATAATTATGGCATGGACGACAATAAAGGCGGTTGGACTGGTCTTCATATACCTTGGAAAGACATGGTAGAAACCTTATACAATAAAATTGGCAAACAACATTTCAAATTTTCGAGTGATGTAATCGCATTGAAAAAGGTTCAAGAAAATCCATGTGTGTTTGAAATTGGCTTGAAAAACGGAACGACCTATTATTCGAATAAAGTGATTTTAGCCACCACGATAAGCGGCATAAAAAAATTGGTCCCAGGAGCAAATGATAAAAATAGTTTGTATCAACAAATACACGGACAACCTTTTTTACGTTTATATGGCAAATTCAATAAAAAATCCGCCGAAATCATGAAAAAGGTGGTGCCCAATTATACCATTGTGCCTGGTCCGCTGCAAAAAATAATTCCCATGGACACCAACAAAGGTGTTTATATGATTTCCTATAGTGATAACGCAAATGCATTGTTGCTGAAGAAATATTTAGAAAATACTGCCGAAAACCGCGACCTATATTGTGAGTTGATTGAACAATCGCTAGGAATACCTAAAGGGACGCTGCAATTGACCGCCATTAAGGACTATTATTGGCCTATTGGCACTCATTATTACGAACCATTACGAAGCACAAGTGAAATTTATACGAGAAGTAGAGCTGCATTTGTCAAGGCCGCCCAGCATCCTGACAAGGGGCTATTAGTGGTGGGAGAAGTGGTAAGTAGATATCAAGGATGGACTGAAGGAGCATTAGAAAGTGTAAAGGCTGTTTTGACGAAGGAATGGATTACCAACCAATGCGATTAGACTAAAATGCTACACAGTGTTTGTTCATTCTAATAAAACAAATAATAACCATGATAACCAATAGAGGCAAATCCCAACATTAGCAACAATTCAAAGTATAATCTAGCGGTTTTTTCGCCGTGATAACCAATATACATGAGTAAAGGACCTATAATGAAAATATGTAGCAAATTCACCCAATACCCTTTTCCAGCTTTCATATACGTATATGCTTTATATATATGATAACACACAATGACCACGCCCAGTGCCAATAATATTGGAAACATTTGTTTCCACACTTTCTCTCTATGTATGCCTACATAAAGAAATAATCCGCCGACAATGAATATATGGAATAAGTGAACCAATGCGCTATTCATATATAGATACCTTAGATTTTTTCTTTCTATATTGTATAAAATGGACACCAACAATTTCAATTATGAAAATACCGAAGTCAAACAACAAATGGGCGGTAAAGTAGTGCGTAAAGTTTCCATTAAAAAGGGAAAAGGTTACAAAAGTGTAACAAAATATCACAAGGGTAAGAAAGTCGGCACCATGAAGAAGCCCATTCATAAATCCCATATTCAGCTAATTCAGTTGGGCACCTTTATCCCTGGATTATTTGCCGATTGTAAATGCAATAAGAAAACTAGAAAATCCAGAAAATAAATCAAGCGACACTCTAAAATATATAGTTGTAAAAAATATAAAAGTATTTTCTTATTATAATTAGTATGTATCATAATAATTATATTTTTATAAAAACCAGCAGGGAGACAAAAACGCCTAGAAATGCAGAAGAATCGTTTTATTATTTCCTTCAAAATAGTAAAATACGTTTCGTGAGTTATAATTCAGACCATATTTTTTCTTTCAACTGTATATTCAATAAAGACGAAAACCGTTCACCTTATTTTTATTTACAGTCTAACGGTGAGACAGAAAATGTCAAAGTGATAACGATTCATATTTCGTTTACGTGTGAAAAAAAACAACCCTCACTAAGCTTTAGAGACAAATATAAAAACAACGAAGCTCTATCTAATTGCGAACAAATTACGCAATATATCAGTCCTTATGACTTTTTCAAAGAAAATTGTAGACAATGTGAAATCGCCGAAACAGGTATTATGCATTTGAATCGTAATAGTCGTATATTATTGTTTTCTAAATTATATGACCATGAATCGACGAATTATAAAATGCTTTATAAAACGTTATGTAAAAATAGTAACAAAAAAAACAGGCGATATATTGCGGATTTGTTTAAGCCTTTTCACGCCACTGACCATAAGTCTTTACATTATAAACATTACTTTTCTATTAGAGCAGTAGAATATATTAGTAATGATTATGTGAATTGTTTTGATGTAATCACCCCCATCATCGATGAAATACATGCAATATCGTGTAAAAAAGACTATGAACGCATTCAGACCTCCAAGGATGCAACCAAGAATGACGCCAACGATGACGCCAACGATGTACTTCCTATTTATAATCAAGTCGACTTCTCAAACTTTTCAGAAAGACTGAAATGGATATATAATATTACCAGATATGAGATTATAACCATCGCATTAAATACTGGTTATAGTTATGGTAATTATCATATGGAAAATTTATTGTTATGCGAAGATTTGCAATCTATTATCGTTACCATTTTTGATTGTGTAAAACACCTACCTACCACAAATTATACGAATTTACAAAACAATTGGCGTTATTTGGAAGAGCATAATTTTACAACGAATAACGGAGTATCATCCTTACGATTAATGAGAGAAATTGTAACATATATTTATGAAATGCATTTTCAAGATACCAATGAGAATAATGTATACTACCAATGGTTGAAAACAATTGATGAAGGAGATGTTGTTATGATTGGGAATTTACATAAATTCCGTAAAATGGTCAATATGGGGAGTAATCCTGCTATTTTTGATATGTATTTGAAAACCAGACGTTCAGAATACGTCTATAATAGCTCACTGGAAATCGACACGACAGTTACAAACATTTACAACTATTGTGTGTCAAAAATCGTTGCTTTATTTGGCTAAATGGTCTAATGCGGACAATAATACTTGCTCTTGTTCGGTGAGCCGTTGGAATATAAGGTTTTTGTCCATGGATATGCGAAAATGACGCTGCGAAAATCCAAAATTTTTGCAAACACAAAATACCCCATTATCCGTAATTTTCATTTCACAAAATAGGGCGCCTTTGGTCAAATGTATTTTGGTTGGGTCATCAATAGGAATCCATCTGATATAAGCACCGTATTTCAATTCATTCATTTCGTCGACGTATTTGTAATCAGCTAATTTATCCAGTAATTTTAGAGTTTCGCGTTTTGGCAATTGCAATTCTTTCAAAATGTTCAAATTCATTTCTTTAATTTTGTCGGTGGTAAAGTTTAAAAGAGTTTCATTTGTTTCGTCGTCTAATGCTTTTAATAATTTTTGAATGTCCATAATATAAATACAAATGAATATATTTATATTATTTTGCTCCACCTATACTTTTAGAAAAAGTATAACAAAAAAATTTGACGCTTACTTCGTTATAACCTTCAGCGAAGCTTTGGCTCCACCTTCAGCGAAGCTTTGGCTCCACCTTCAGCGAAGCTTTGGCTCCACCTTCAGCGAAGCTTTGGCTCCACCTTTTCTAAAGGTGGATAAAGGTGGATAAAGTGAATTAAACGTATTTGACACTTACTTCGTTACAACTCTGTGCGAAGCTTTGGCTCCACCTTTTCTAAAGGTGGATTAAAGGTGGATTAAAGGTGGTTTCGGTGTTCTTTATCGCACTTATTGAACAAGGCAATTATTTTGCCATGATGTGCTGCGTCAACATTCTTCAAGATGCGATACAACTTGGCTACCTTGTGTTCTGGATGTAATGTTTCTACAATTAAATTATTGACTTGCATTTTTTCGTGCTCTGCCAATAATACGTTGTATAATACTTGTCCGTTGTATGGCACAAGGGTAATATTGCAATTGTCTACCAAGTGCTTTGCCTTGACCATTTGGCCTTGGAAGAACACTTTGTGGTTTTGACTGATAAATGTGGTTTTTTCTGGATAGTTACGTCCTAAAGCGTGTTTGGCAATGCGAACCAAGTTCTTATCGTGAGCAACGGTCTTGGTAATGGCCACGATTTTCTTGTTGCGAATGGTGTGAACCGCAGGGTCAATGTCTTCAATATTGACTGGTCCTTGATTTGTTAACACTGGTGTTTTGGCAGGGAAACAAACGTTACTGGATGGGGTTGATACTGTTTTACAATAGTCCGCATAAGTAGTAGCGTCATAAATATTTGCAATGGTAGATACCAATGTTCCAGCGGATAGATTACTTAATGTTCCAGAACCATTTATCATTGTAACTGTATTGGTTGTCCATGTAACACCACTGTCTGTAGAAGTATATACATACACGCTGGATAAATTAGTGTCAGCGCTAATCGATACACTTGAAGTGGTGGCACTGTCA